AAATGGCAAGAGCACTTACATGATGGCCAGAATCATGATGGGTCTTTTCCATTGGGATGAATCGCTGCAAGTTTCCACAGCTCACAGATTGGTCACATCGCTGGAGCAATTTCGGGCCATTGTGCAGATCATCGAGGAAAATGCTGACTTGGCCAATCAGGTCAAACGCATCCGCTGGCAACATGGAGCCGAGGAAATTCAAACACTCAAAGGCAATCGATTCATCATCAAGGCCGGAGGCTCGGCAGCTCGTGGATTGTCAAAACCGGAAACCATCCACATGGATGAAATCCGTGAATTGCATGACATGGAAACTTTTGCAGCTATGCGATACACATTGATGGCCGCCAAAAATCCACAGGTCAATTGTTTCAGCTCGGCTGGTGATTCACACTCAATTGTTTTGAATCAATTGCGTGAGCGCGGATTGGCCGCAGCTAGTGGCGCAGCCGATGATGTGGGTTATTTTGAGTGGTCTGCACCTACTGATGAAATTACATTGGAAAATGCAGCTTTTGCCAATCCCGGCCTCAACATAACCATCCACCCAGACAATATCCGAGCCGTTTTCAATGATCCTCCCGATGTTGTTATGACCGAGGTATTGAATCGATGGGTGCAAACAATCTCCAGCGTGGTGGGTGCCAAAGAGTGGCAAGAGTGTGGCGATGAAACAATTGATCTTGATGAGGACAAGCTCACATGGATGGCCATCGACATTTCACCGGATCGCAAAAATGCTGCATTGGTCGCAGCTCAAAAGCTCGGCTCGGAATCATTTATCGTGAAGCTATTGCACACATGGGAAAACACAATCCAGCTTGATGATCGGGCAATTGCCAACGATGCTGCCTCGTATTGCCGAAAATACCCAATTGAGTATTTGCTTTACTCAAGGCGCACAAGCGGTGCCGTTGCAGCGCGTATGCAGCCGGCTGGTATTCCAATCCATGACATGGATGCGGATTATCCTCAAGCTTGTGATGAATTGTTGGGTGCAATCAATTCGGGTCGTTTGAAGCACAGAAATCAATCATCGCTGACAGAGCAAATTCTTTCAGCTGTGCAATTGAGGCGCGGTGATGGTGGTTGGGTGATTGGTAGGCGTGCAAGCGGTACGGCCGTGGCGGCAGCTGTGGCCGCTGCACTTTGTACCCATTTTGCGACACGCCCAGAAACCGAAATTGATATTTTAGTGGGTTGATGCTTGACATTTTGAGAAAATGGGTGCATGGGATTATTTGATCGAAAGCGCACCATTGAAACTGTCGCGGTTACGCGCGGTGCTGATGTAGCTGCACAAATTGGGCCAGCTCCAACGCTGGATGCTTTTTTCCCATTTGGTGGAGCCGATTATATTGCTAGCCGCGAGGAAGCAATGAGTGTGCCAGCAATTGCTCGCGCACGAAATATGATTTGCAATTCAATTGCCACGATTCCTTTAATCACTCGCGACAAAACAACCGGTCAAATTATTGATCAACCTGTTGTGATTTCTGATCCTGATAAACGGGTACCAGGAGCAGCCTCATGGGTATGGGCTTGTGAGGATTTATTATTTACCGGATTTTCTTATTTTCAAATAATCGATTTGTTTGCTGATACAGGCCGGGTGCGCCAAATGTGGCGCGTTGCACCAAATCGTGTTGGGGTTTTCTTAAATTCCATCGGCACGCAAATTGAGTATTACACAGTCGATGGATCTCGTGTGCCAATGACCGGTGTTGGATCTCTTGTGGTGTTTTATGGCAACGATGAAGGTTTATTGAATCGCGCTGGTCGGACAATCCGTGCGGGTGCAGAGCTTGAAAGAGCTGCCGCAATGTACGCACGCGAACCCGTGCCATCAATGGTTTTGAAATCAAATGGCACAGCATTGCCAGCTGATCGCATTGCAAAATTGCTCGATGCATGGGGCGCCGCTCGTAGAAATCGCGGTACAGCATTTCTCAATGCCGATGTTGAATTAACAACAGTTGGATTCACACCGGAACAAATTGGCCTCAACGCTGCGCGCGAAATTATTGCAACCGAATTAGCTCGAGCCGTGGGTATTCCGGCTTACTTTATTGATGCGCCGACTGGATCATCCATGACCTATGCAAACGCCCAAACGGCGCGTCAAACTCTTTTGGATTTTTCGCTGCTCCCGCTGATGAACAGCATTTCCAGTCGTTTATCGATGCCAGATTTTACGCCATCAACACAGCGCGTTGAATTTGATTTGAAGGCGTACTTGCGCGGATCAGAAAAAGAGCGTGCAGAAATTTACAAGATTTTGTTTGAAATCGGTGCAATTACTACTGAGGAAATTCGACAAATGGAGGACATGATCTCATGAAGCTGACAACACCAATGCAAATCACGGCAGCTGATTCAAATGAACGCACAATCAGCGGTCGCATCGTTGCTTTCAATGAACACGCAAATGCCTCAACCGGCAAAGTTGTTTTTGCTCGTGGATCGATCCAGCCACAAGATGTTTTTTTGAATCTTGAGCATGACAACACACGCAGAATTGGTAAGAGTATTGCGATGAGTGTAAATGATAAAGAAATGACAGCAACATTTAAGATTGCAAACACAACAGCTGGCACAGATGCATTGACAGAGGCAATGGAAGGCCTACGCGATGGATTTTCAATTGAGTTGGCTGTGGACAATTACGAAATGCAAAAAGACGGCACAATGAAGGTCATCAATGGCCAGCTCACAGCCGTTGCATTGGTTACTGAACCAGCTGTGCGATCTGCACGCGTTTCAGAGGTAGCCGCATCAGAGGATTCTGAAACTGAAACAGTTACAGATACAACAAACCAAAATGAAGGAGACAAAGTGGAAAACACTACCGAACAAGCCGCTCCTGCCGTTGAACCGGTAGCAGCTCCAGAAGTCACCGCACCTGTTCAGGCATCACGCCCGGCTTACTACACAGCACCACGATCACCGATTGTGGATAAGGTTTCATACCTTGAGCACTACCTACGCGCAAGCGTTTTGCACGATGAGGACAGCCGCCAATATGTAAAAGCAGCTGATAACACAACATCAACAGCACCCGGCATGATTCCAACACCACAAAGCACACAGGTGATTAACGCACTTGCAAATGCTGATCGTGGTTGCATCGATGGCATCAGCCGAGAAACTTTAGTTGCAGAAGGCATGACATTTGAGCTGCCTCGGGTAACGGCTGTACCAACAGTTTTGCCAATTAATGAAAATGCAGCAATCACAGAATCATCACTATCAGCAACATTTCTTTCTGTTTCTGTGCAGCCTTTCAAAGGCCGCGCAATTTCAACAGTCGAATTGATCGACCGCAGCCGTCCTGAATACTTAACCGCGTTGCTGCAAAATCTTGAATTTGCATATGCAAAAGAGACTGACGAATATGCACTTGCAGCAATGCAGGCAGCTGGAGGCGTAACAGCACAGGCAGCGAATTCAGCAACCGGATTCCTTGGATACACATCAAAGGCAGCCGCAGATGTCTATGGCTCATCATTGGGTTTTGCTCGCTCATTGATCGTTTCACCTACACAATGGGGCAACATCATGGGATACAACGACAATGGAACACCTCTTTACAATGCGGCACAACCTAGCAATCAGGCTGGAAATGTTCGCGCTGACAGTTTGCGCGGTGTAGTTTCACCGGGCCTTAACCTTTATGTTTCACGCTCATTTGGTAACGCAGGCAGCACAACAGCTGATGCTGATCTATCAATGGTGGTTGTAAATCCAGATTCTTACACATGGTACGAATCTCCACGCTTTACACTACGCAGCAATATCAACAGCGATGGAACAATTGATATCCTGTATTACGGCTACGGCGCACTAGCTGCCAAGGTGCCAAACGGCGCACGCTTTAACAACCTCCCATAAATCACTATCGGTAGCGGTCGCTCCCGAACGCTACTGACACGAAAGGAACCGAGATGCCTGCAATAGTTACAGCCTCACAGCTGAGAGCGATTTTGGGTGTCTCGGTTTCTTTGTATTCTGATGCCCAATTGGATCAAATCATTGATTCGGCTGAGCAAACGATCTTGCCTTTACTTACGCAATACCAATCATCGGTGACTTTTGCCAATGTGAGTGATTCCGTCATTTATTTCACCACAATGCGGCCAAACTATTTTGTGCCGGGTCAATCTGTTGTTGTGACCGGGGCCGGAGCCTACAACGCGACCTATACAGTCACCGATGATCGGATTGAGCCATACATTTTTACAGCTGCAACAAACGCGGCTGATCGCACATACCCATTGCCGTTTATTCCGAGCGCATTGGCTACTTTATCCGGTGGATCAGCCGCGCAGCTGTACGCAAATACACCTCCTGTTGAAAACGCAATTTTGGTTGTGTCGGTTGAGATTTTTCAAAGCATCACAGCTCCCGGCAATCAAATCATGTCAGACAATTTTCAGCCGTCACCATTTGTGCTCGGCCGCAGCTTAACAAATAGAGTCATTGGCTTGCTTGGCCCATTTATAGATGTTGAAACGATGTGCCAATGAGTATCGAATCGGCCATCCGCACACCATTGAAAACAGCACTTTCAGGCATTGCTGCCAATGTGTACAACGGCATCCC